GTTTTCATACTGCGAAACGTCGCGCTCTCCGCTCTTGAACGCCAATTCTTCCACGGCCTCACGTAGCGTTTCGCCATGGGCATAGTTGCCGTGACCATCCTCAGCCAGATAAGAAGGTTCTTTCTTTCCGACAACCAATATCTTGCGAATTTCGCCCTTCGCGGACAGGATTTTCGCAAAAATTCCATCAGCTTGCGTCCAGCCACGCAGGTTAAATTTAAGCTCGATTGACGCTCGAAGTTTTACTGAGAAATCAGCGGATGGTCTTTTCAATTCTCTGGGGGCCGTGATGCCGGTGCCTCGCAGGT